GTGTGGTCACAGGTGGAAGGGGTGAATTTCGACGCTTCACACGTTCGCGACGCTCGGGGTGATCAACATATCCCTGTTTCAGTGTAATAGACAGTTTTTCCCGTCTTTCCGGTGTCCACTGTTGTCTACGTACAGTCAGCATTGCTTCCCTCTTGTTCACCCACATGTCCTTTGATTTTTGAGACAACAGTTTCTTCGTCTCATCCGAATGCCGCCCTCCTGAACCCCCCTTTGTCAAGTTGTATCCGTTCGGGTGGAGCGTCCTCAGAGTTTCTATGAGCTCTATTTCCTTTGTATCCAACTCGGCCTGTGAACATTCACCTTCCCATAGAGGTTCCATGCAGAAATAGTCTTTGCCATATTTTTTAATAGAGTTTTTGAGCTTCGGGCTCACGGACGTTCCACTGTTCCCACAATGTTCACGCCATCTCTCATGAAGTTCCCGTGTCGTCTGACCTATATACTTCTTCCCAGTTTCTAGATTCTCTATACAATACACCGTCCCTTTCATTGCACTAACCTATGACTACTCAATATTTTTATTTGACTTAGAAACGCCGCACCCCCAACATTTTCTCGTGTAATAGTACCAACTCCAATGGCTCCTCGTGGTCGTCCCGCCGTCCCCAAGGCTCCTACGAAATTTCTCAACAAAAAACACAGAGTCATTATGATGACTGCAGATGGCAAGTACGTCGTCAAGACTGACAAGGGTATGGCGTACAACCCCAAGGCTGCGTACGTCAAGAGCCCAGGTGGTACCGTGCGTACCCTGACCAACTCCAAGGCGCGCGTGCCCACCGCGATTCGCCCCAAGGCCACCCGCCGCCGTCGCTCTAACGCCGGCAAGAAGCGCGGTGCCTATGCCGGCGTGAAGGCTGGTGCCCTGGTCGCCATGTTTAGCCCCAAGGCCCTTCGCGGTCCCGGCCGTCCCCGCAAGTACCTGGTGAGCCCCGGCCCCCGCATCGGTCTGGCTGGTATGCGTATCGTGCCCCGCCGCGGCCGCCCCGCCAGGGCCAAGGCTGGTCAGGGTGCTATGATCGATGCCATGCTGCGGTCCATGACCCCTCGTTAAACGCGTAAAATCTAGATAAAAACATTTAAGGCAGACATAAACAGATGTCGTCACTTGCATTCCCCGGGAGCCTCGTCCGCGTCTGGACAGACGTCGGTTCCCGTAAGCCAGTTCCGCTCCTTGCAAAGATTGTTGAGGAGAATGGAGTCATTTTCACCATCAGATACCTGTCCGAATCTGATGATAAAATTTGGCGCTACGAGGAGGATACGTATGAAGTTGATGACGAGTCTATAGCCGAATACCTCAAAACGTGTGACGAGTGTGATGTTGGGTTTGTTCCGCTTGATGACGGGTTTATAAAGGTAGAGTCTGACGAGGACTACGTGCCTTCAGACGAGGACGAAGATGAGGACGAAGATGAGGACGAGGACGAAGAGTCAGAACTCTTCACGTCAGAAGAGGATCTGGACGACGAGGAAGAAGAGGAAGAGTTTCAGGACGATGATGAAGAGTCAGAAGAAGATGTTGAGGAATAGTAAATGAAAAACGCCGTTCTGTATGCATTGGTTCTCTTGGCTCTGTGGCTCATGTTTTTCCGCAAGGCGGACGGGTATTGTGGGGCGTGTGCGCTTGCAGCTTAAAAAGAATAGATATGATACTTTAAAATGTCGATCACGTCCAAGTTTATTAAGGAGTTCCGACCAGACTCGGAAGAACACGTCAAGTGGCTTTCGAACATGGTTGACTTTGCAGAGACGATGAGCGTAGAGAAGCCCGGTGATATCATCGCCGAGACGAACAAGAACCCTATGAAAATTAAGCTTGAGGCTCAGGATGCACTTGATTGGCCTCATATTCACTTTTGTCTCTTTGCCGTGTATGCCAAGGCGGTGCTCAAGGGCAAGGCGTTTATTCCGAAGGCTCAGAACTAGGCATCTGATACAACTCAGCAAGACGCTCGACATAAAACTCAACAGGTGCTTCAAACGTGTACATTTTGCCATTAAATTCGAACCCTTTCTTGGTATTCTCAATATCATCGATAGCAACCATACTCAAAAAGTTCTTCGTACATGTGACTTTTAGGTCCTCAAAGTCCCATTTACGGAAAAACAGGTGAAACAGTGCCACATCACTTCGTGGCTCAGGGAGGTGAATCTGGCCAAAAGTATTTGGCCATTCCTTTTCAATCATATAGTGCGTCTCAAGCATCTTTCCAACAACGACCGCATCCTCTGGGTCCTTGAATCCGAGAATGGCCGTTGGGACATTTTCACTGACCTTGACTGAAAATGCGTGGTTCTGGTGCGTATGAATCGTCCAATAGTGCTTTCCACCTCGGCGTGTCTTGGGGAACCCAACAGGTCGTGTCGGAGGAACAACGAGTGAAGCCATACTTGCTTACTTTATGCACAGAGTCTTTAAAAAAGTCTATGATAATTGTAGATGGCAAAAACGGGTATCATTATTGCGTTCTTGTTTTGTTGTATACTCTCGTTGGCAGTTTGTATCGGTCTTTGGTACTTTAACTACATGTGTGATTACGGTATTGGAGGTGGTTCGTGTCCAAGTCCAGGCCCGAGTCCAGGCCCGAGTCCAGGCCCGAGTCCAGGCCCGAGTCCAGGACCATCAAGTGGAGGGAACACACCAGGAGGGAACGCGCAAAATTGCGTTGCACAACCCGGGAGGCCTTTACCAAGTGGATGTAACATAACAACGGGAGTTCAACCTCCTCCATCTAGAACGCCATCACCTCAGTCGTACACGGGACCTTCGTATGCTCCAGCTCCCTCTCAATCAACTGCCTGGTGGCCCGGAACAGGATGCACAGGAGGTAGTGGAGCAAACATATATTTAATGAATAATTATACAAGTAAAGCTGATTATTGTGCAGCAAGTGGTAATCCGGACTTATGCTGTTCAAATGGACAACAAGCACCGCCGCCAACTTCTTTGGATCCGTGGGCGGGATGCTCAGGTTCGTCATGCCATGGAAAACCCTGTTCCGACGACAGTGATTGTCCGGGAAGGCATATTGAATGCGGACCCACAGGTACGTGCAGACACTCCGGTGATTAAATGTGTTCTGTCTCTACCCTATGAGCCAGACAACTATAGTTAATCAAAGTCTTTAAAAAGTCTATGATAATTATAGATGGCAAACACGGGTATCATTGTCGCGCTCTTGTTTTGTTGTATAGTCTCGTTGGCAGTTTCGAGCAGTCTTTGGTACTTCAACTATATGTGTGATTACGGTATTGGAGGTGGTTCGTGTCCAAGTCCAGGTCCAGGACCGAGTCCAAGTCCAGGTCCAAGTCCGGGGCCGAGTCCAAGTCCAGGTCCAAATCTAGGACCGAGTCCAAGTCCAGGTCCAAACCCGGTTCCTGTTCCCCATTCGATTCCTGTTCCGGCCCCAAGTTCAACACCGACTATAACACCCGCACAAATATCTTACAATCTTCAGCAAGCTCAACAAGCTCAACAGGCTGCCATTCAGCAATCAGAATCTCAGCGTGTAGATTGGACACCTGGAACGGGATGCGACCCGAGTACCTATGGACTGAGTTGGGGAGCTTACGGAGGAAAAACAAGCTACTGTGTATACGTCACAAGTGATCCTTGCTGCAGTACCACAAGTAAATCAACCACACAAGTGGTAAAACACATGGGCGACTCTTGCTTGTCAAACGATGAATGCGATACTGGATACTGTGGTTCAGGAACGTGTATGTCCTAAAATTACACGAACTTTCTGTCTTGTGATTGGACATCGCTTAAAAAACGTGTCCTGTCCAGCCCAAAATCTGGGATCCTAGTAAGGAACCCAGGACCAAAAATGGCCCCCGACGGAACATCTCTGAAGCAGAGCTTCTCCGAATGTTCCGTCTGCTATTCCGAGTCTGGTCCCTTCCAGAAATTGTGCTGTGGCCACGTTTTCTGCAAAGGATGTATCAAGAGTTGGTACCTGAAGGGGGCCAACGGCTCCGCGTGTCCCATGTGCCGCGCCCCAGTCTACTGGTCGGGGTTCCACAAGGTCAGGGACGCGTGGAACGAGGAGGCCTATGAGAACAAGTGCGCCGAGGTGTTTAGCAAAGCGCTTGACGAGGCGTTCGAGGAAGCTCAGGACTTTGCCGAGCAGTTCCCACCGCGATGGCGGTCCCGGATATTCAGGGACGTCATCGAGGACTTTATCGATATCGAAAAGACGTACAGGTTCATGAAATGGCATGACGCGCACCCGAGTGATATGGAGGATGTGTTCTACTACGGCGACTATTACTCGGACAGGGAGGTGGGGAAGTGCGTATGGGACGACGAGCCGCCGAAGGAGTGGGTCACGCGGTACCCGACCACGGTGAAGAGCGCACAACGAGGAAAGCGGTGTAGGGCAAGGGAAGACGAATGGTGCACCTTGAGTGTGTGTTTACTATTGTAAACACACGCCCTCAGTTGTAAGGAATAGCTCCATCTGGGGCGTGAAGCATGAATATCCCTGCAATGATAGCTATGAGTCCTAGATATTCTATTGGTCTATTGAGTCTCTCCCCGAGTATGATGTAGGCTGCAATTGTCTCGAGCACGGCCGACACACCGTCCCACATTCCATTCACGTACAGAACGTTTCCAACCTTGAGACTTCGAATCAAAAAGTAAATGACAGCCACATACCCAAGTGTTCCTTGGGCAAATGATGCACCCGTCCCTGTCCGAGCGAACGCCTTGAACCCAAAGTCTCCGACAATTTCAGCAATCGAAAGTGCGCTAATGTCAAAGACGCTCATCCTGACTTAAAAAGGGCAGACATATTTTTGGTACAAGATGGAGGCGATTGAGGCTGTTCTCGAGCTGGCAAAGGAGCGCGATCAGATTGCTGACGAGCTGGAGACGTATGAGGACTGGTTCGAGTCTCTGGTCGGCCGCAAGGTCACCCTGTCCCTGAAGTCCAAGGGTAAGCAGAACAAGAGCATTCGTTTCGTCGAGTGCGTCGTGACTGAGTTTGTGGAGGGCGAGGGATGGGAGCTGACCAGTTGCGAGGGTGAGGATGAGGTGTTTATGATCAGTCTGGAGGATATCTTCAAGGGTAAGGTGACCATTCACCAGGAGTAAAATATATAAACAAAGAGTAGAATGGAAACAAAGACGATAGGTATAATTATTCTCGTTCTTTGTGCATGTGTTTTGATTATAGTAGGATCCTTATTTGCTTTAAGTGGTGGATCGCCTCCTCCTCCCGTGCCGCCTTCGCAGTCTCCCGGACCGGCATACTCTCCAACTCCGGCGACCCCGGGAGCGTATTCGGGACCGGCACACTCTCCAACTCCGGCGACCCCGGGGGCATATTCGGGACCGAGCTACGCTCCAGCCCAGGCACCCGTCCCGGCACCCACTCCGGTACAAGATACCGGTATATGTCCGGCAAACACATATTCTTCAGATGGATCATCGGGTATGCCTCCTTGTGACCCATGCCCCGCAAACTCAACTTCCGTGAGTGGCTCTCGAAGTTTAGGATACTGTACATGTAAGTCTGGATATTATCAAACTTCAGGGTCGTGTCGGCAATGTACACAGTGTCCATCAGTATCAAATGGTTCCTCATCTCAACAGGGGTGCATAAGTGACGTATTTGTAAACGGTCAGCTTTATCAAGCAGGAAATCCAGGTACTTGTGTAATTTCATGTAATCCAGGTTATACTCTTACCAATGGCACGTGTGTTCCGTGTGCGACAAATCAAATATGCACTTCGTGCGGACTTTCGTATGCTGGAAATCAACAATATTGGAACGGAACGGCCTGTGTACAGGCAATATCTACGTCAGCGGGAGTGACTTGTGATTGTACGGCCGGTCGTGACGTTTGGAACGCGACGATGGCAAGTTCTTGTGGAGGTAATTTTGCCGTTGTTTGTGGAGCTGGTGGAGGTGGCGGAGGTGGGCGCGGATGAGTAAAAATATAAACAAATAAAAGTATGAATACAGCGAGTCTCTTGACGACCCTGTTCGCCTTTGCGGTAGGTTTCTTTATCCACAAAAAGTACCTCAAAGGCCAACCAGTATGGGCTGTTATCGGGGGAACACTTGCGTTTGGCGAAATGTTTAAATGGGTGACTGGTATTGAAACGTTTCCACTTCAAATATTCAAGAAGACTCGGGTGGGGACACAGCTTGATGAGGCTGTTTCAACCCAGATTGCGGAGCAATCTGTTTCCATTTAGGGGCTCACAGTGTCTGGCGGTGCCAGACACTGGTTGAGGTCTCGACAAAATTCTTCAAGGCCCGGTCGAATAACGTTTGACCACATTTCCTCGTCACGTGTAATATCGTGACTCAGCACCTGCGTGTTGTACTGCTCTACCAACCGAGCATGTACAAGACCTAGCATCTGCAAGTACATCTGGACCTGAATCATCTCGTACTCGACCACTCGACCAAACAGACGGTTCGTGCGATTCT